CCACGAGGCCACGAAAACGCTTGTAAAGCGCGTCGGTGCCACAAGACGAAGTCGTGACCGTTACGCCCCACAAATCGCCGTTCCAAGCGATTTGACGGGTAAATATAGCAAGCTCCCACGCATGCAGATGTGGGAAGAACGCAACAAGGCATCGCGATCATTCGGCCAACCGGCCAACCCTACCCTGGCGGCCATTAAAGGCAACGAGGGATGGAACGCTGGCGCATGGGAAGAACCAAGCGATGAGGAACGCGAACGCGTCCGGCAGATGTTCAAACAGAAACGAGATGAGCTCTTTGGTTAGGTGCGAAATATCAACTGGAGGATATAAGGAATGCACAAATGGAGAACTACTACATCATGAGCGAGAGCGACCAACGCTGGCGCAACGAGCTCATTAAACAGATGGCGAAAGCCACAAGACTACCAATCCCCCGAGTCATGATGATGACATGGGAGCAACTAACAAAACCGAACAAAATCCGAACGCAAACAGGAAGGGAAGTGGAGCTCGATTCGACACTGGCATTGGCTCTCGAACGACTTCCCCACTATTCGCGCTGGATATTCGCCACGAGCCCATTTCCACCTCTGATACCGGATGAATATCTGGATCCGGCGCGAGAGTACATTGAGCGGAAGCACAAACTGCCAAAAATGGGCATATTTTAAGCGAAAGCATATTGACTTTCCGGGCGAGGTGTGATAGTATAGAGAGTAACAGGGAACGAAAAACCCTGAGAAAATGAAAAGCTAGAACAACCAAGACGAGCGGACAGTCGTCTTTCGCCTGAATATCTAAAGTCGCACAATGTATATCATTAGATGTCAAGTGTCGCACAATAAACCAGACCGAATCGCACAGCCGCTCGCAAAGAGCGGCTTTTTTGAGGGGCTTCAAGGATGAATCAGATTGAAACCCGTCCGAACAGCCACGCTGACGCGCAGAGATTAAAGCGGTCACAGGCAAACAAGGCGAACACCTTAACAATTCGGCAAACAAAACAAACATTAAACGAAAGGAGGCCAATATGAGCCAAACTTACAAACACTTGAGCAAGCTTACCAAAGCGGAGCTCATCCAAATCATCAAGGACAGCGATTTCACAATCAACGCCCTAACAAAAGAACTCAAGAGCAGGAGCTAAACATGGAAACAATCGACAAATTATGGGCATGGGGCGAGCGACATTACAAGCTCGTGGCAACCATCGGATTCATCATCGTCTGCATCTTGAACCATTAAAAGGAGAACGAAAATGATCGACAACCCAAACTATGACCGAGCACGACTCCAGAGAGCAATCGAGGAGTTCGAGCGATGAGCAAGATAAAAGTTGCATTCTGGGATGAAATCATGGCGAAGCAGGAAGCCGAGCCACAACCAGAGCAGGAAGAAAAAGGCGATGGCGAGAAGTAAGGAGCCGACCATCGCGGACTTGTTCGAAGAACTCGAAATCATCATCGAGGAGTTCGAGAACAATTACGAGCAAACATTGAAAGAGCTAAAGAAGAAACTGAAAGAGAGGTAAACATGGCTGGAACGAAAGCCGGCGGACGTAAGGCCGCAATCACGAACAAGATGAAATACGGGCAAGATTTCTACTCGAACATCGGCCGAAAAGGCGGCACGAATGGACACACCGGAGGATTCGCTTCCAACCCAGAGCTTGCGAAGATCGCAGGCGCAAAAGGCGGTCGCAAAAGCAAACGCGGTCCCGCCAAACATTAAACGAAAAGGAGAAATAAAGTGAAAACGACAAAGAAAAACAAGGAATACGCGGAGCTTGTCGAGCAATTGACCGACCTAAGCGAGAAAGACTTCCGCGAAGCGATAAAGATTGCGAAACAATTCAGAAAGGCGCAGAAAATGCTGCAAAAGACAATCATCCGACAGCAAAGAGAGTTCAGATTGCCGAACAAAGGCGGGAACAATGCACCAGTGATGCCAGGAGTTGATTATGCCTACTAGCAAGATCGTGAAGAACGCGAGCAAGGGCTACGGCTACACATACAGCAACCTGGCAGACCTTGCGAAAGCTGGCATCGAGATCCCACCAATGAAGACCGAGAAGATCGGCGATGACGAGTATGTCTTCGCAAAGATTGGCGATGAATGGATCCAGGGCGCGAAGGTGGTCGAGATGGAGATGAAGGGCATGAACGCCGCGCAGGCATACGGAAGCGCGTTGACATACGCCAGACGCTACACCGTCCAGCTCGTCATGGGCATCGCTTGCGATGATGACGACAAGATTGAAAAAGATGGCGATGCACGCAAGAAAGAGGCCAAGACATACCCGAAGGGTAACATCGACTTTCAAGAAGTACGCGATGAGGCCAAGATGATCGATGACCTTGAGAGCTTGCATGCGCTATACCAGCGACTGCATATCGAGAAGATGAGCCCAGCTCAACAGAAATACATCAACGGCATCATCAACCAGAGGAAGAAGGAGCTTGAGAAATGAACGCAATCATCCCACAGAACATCGAGCATGTAAAGGAACAGCTCGCCACGATTGAGCTGACCGTCCGGAAGATTGACCTCGCCAATGATAACGAGCGCGACCTTCTGACACAGCTCAACACCATCAACAAGGCGAGCTATTCGGCAATACAAACCATAAGAGCGGACATTAACAACCGATGAATGACGAAGAAAGACCAGACTTCACATACGCGGAACCAGAGCCAAGGCTCGAACCATCCGCAATGCCATCCGGCGAGGGGGAGATGTGAAAGCACAGGCAATAAAAATCACGTTCGGCGATGAGGATTACTGGTCTGCCTCTTGCGCTCATGGATTAGAACTCGAAGAAACTATCTGCATGATTCTGAAAGCGTGGAAAGAGCACGAGCCAACCGAGCCACTCATCAAGGACGAGAAAGTTCGCAAGGCAGTGCGAGCATGGGCAGACATGAATGATATTCGCTTCATCCATATGTGCTCAAGGGAGGATAAGAGAAACGCGAGAATCGTTGGGCAAAATGCCGTTGGCAGGACTTTCACGATGGAAATAAATGACGAGTATAGCATCAGAGTCAGTTTTGAGGATTATAAGGAGTGCTATACCATCGCCGAACTCTGCGGAGAGGAGGAAGAATGAGGATAGTAAAACTGACAGACTTTGAAGCATATTCTGTTTTGACCATGATAGACGCTGTCCAAAAATGCCCTCTAAAAACAATGAAGGCTTTGAACAAGGTATATCGCAAGATATGTGAGGCAGAGGAGGAAGAATGAGAGAGTTGAAGTTTAGAGCGTGGGATAAAGCGCAGAAGAAATATATTATCCCACAAAGACTTGCGCTAGACGATGACGGCGCTTTAGACTTCTATGTCTATAACAGAGGTGGGTACGCTTTAGAGTGCTTTATTATCGAGCAATACACAGGGCTCAAAGACAAGAACGGTAGAGAAATATATGAGGGGGATATAGTCCGATGGAGCTTCAAAGTAGATAGAAATAGCGAGCTGACCTATACGGCCGATGCCGTGAAATGGGAATCCTATGCTGAAGAGGAGTGGCCATATTCGACAGTAAGCGGCTTTACATTACCAGAAAGTGAAGATGGGCACGAGGTTATCGGCAACATCCACGAGAACCCAGAACTGCTGGAGGAGGAAGAATGACCGATTTTGAAAAACGATGGGGGGATATTACGGTCGGCGAGGCGATCGAACTAAACAAGAAAGCATTGGAATCGATGGGTGACCCTTCAATCGAGGAATAGGACCTCTGTCTTCCAGACCGGCAGACGTTAAAGAGCACCGGTGGCACCAAGAAAAGTCGAAAACGAATTCTTCAGGCAGAAGGATTCACTCCGCTAGGGGCAGGCTTGGTAAATACCTCTCAAAAGAACCCCTGGCATGGCGCGCAACCACACATAAGTCAAAGAATGGCTTACCTTAAATACTCGCGCGCCCATATGGCGGCAGATGGGCAAAACCCGAAAACCGCCCCCATTCACGCATAGAACACGCTCAGGGAGGTGTTGAGAGCCTCTCCGAGCATGTTCGCAAGGAGGTAAGAATGAAAAAAGAAAAATGGAGCGGCGTCAGGATTGATCCGGAACACATCAAAAAGGCCAAACACGAAAAGATGGTGGAGATTAAGGCCGAAATCTTGATGTTCACAATCTTCCTAATATTCGCCGCAATGGTCATCGCGTTCTTGTTGGAGATAACACGATGACAATGGCAGAGGAAGTCAAAGAGATTGACCAAGCGATGGGCAAGACAGGGCAGAGGCCGATCAACGTGCCACAACGCTCGCGCATCATCAAGCTCGTTTATGCCGGCGTGATTTTGAGCAAGAAGAACCGCCACATCATATCGAGCCATGGAGCCGTCATCCCGGATGCCAAGGCAAGAGCCAACGAGAGCGACATGATCCAGCAATTCATCGTCCAGCTTCGCAAATATGGCATCACAGACGTATTCACGATGAGCGAGAGCGAGAGGTGCATCAAAGCACGCGCGAAGCACACGCGCTACTTCGTGCGCTTCGACATATACGCAGGGGATAATATCCGGCGCGACTTGGACAACCAAGCCACGACACTATTCGATGCGCTCGTGAAGGCCGGCGCGTTGGCAGATGACAGCCGGAAATTCATCGAGGGCTTCTCCGCATATGACGGCGGAGTCGATAAGGACAACCCACGCGCGGAAATAGCAATCAGAATCACAGAGGACGAATAAAGGAATAAAAGGGTGAGCAGACCATTCACAAACGACAGACCGCTTCTAAGAGAGATGACAACTATCACCATCATCGTCAAGGATCGCGAAACAATCTGGATCGTGCCAAAGCGACCGCACACCCCGAAGATCATATATCATCGATGGTTCAAACCGGCACTCGGAACATACAAACAGTGGTACATCTTCCGAAAAGCATTGCTGAACTACAAGAGATTGAATGTCGAAATCGTCATAAAGCTTGCGAAACGATACGGCATTCAATCAACCGGCACAGTGCGCGATCCAACATGGAAAGGCGAACCAATCAGAAAACATGCAAAGATAATCAAACGATAAGGAGGGCAAATGAAACTCAACGAGCTTAAAGCACTAGTCAGGGCATGGCAGAAAGAGCGAAGCGTGACCATCGCATACGACATCTGCACATTCCTGGCCGAAAACCTAAATCTGGAGGACGAATGAAACCAAAAGCACAGGTCGAATATAGGCCGATTAAGGATTTGAAAGAGTTGCCGGGGAATCCGCGCATCATCAAAAAAGACCAATTCGAGAAGCTAAAGCAGAGCATCAAGGACAATGCCGACTACTTCGAGGCGCGCCCGATAATCCTAAGCGACAGGACAGGCGAGCTGGTCATATTGGCCGGCAATCAACGCTACAAGGCCGCCAAAGCCATCGGACTCAAGGAGGTGCCGACTATCCTGCTGCCTAATCTCAGCGAAGAACGCGAGAAAGAAATCATCATCCGCGACAATGTCGAAAATGGCGAATGGGATTGGGATGCGCTCGCAAATGAGTGGGATGCGAGCCTACTCGACAACTGGGGTGTCGATTTGCCAACTGACCTCAAACCACAGCTCGAAATCATCGAGGACGAAGCCCCAGAGGTGCAAGAGGACAAACCAGCTAAGAGCAAACTCGGCGAAATCTACCAGCTTGGCGACCACCGCCTTATGGTTGGCGACAGCACAAAAGCCGAGCAAGTCGCAGAACTCATGGATGGCGAACAGGCAGACTTACTCGTGACTGATCCGCCATACAATGTCAACTATGGCGCGCAGAAAGCTCCGACGATGAAGAAATTGCACCCCCGAACCGACGGGCTACGCGTGGCCAATGACAACATGGAATCGTCAGCATTTCAACAGTTTCTGCGCGACGCATACTCCACCGCCGATTCGGTCATGAGGCCTGGCGCGGCGTGGTATATTTGGCATGCATCAGCAGAGGTCAAAAACTTCACGGAGGCACTTGAGGAAACAGAATGGCAGCTCCGCCAGATTCTCATCTGGGCAAAAGACCGCCTTTCGATGGGGTTACAAGATTACCAATGGCAACATGAGCCATGCCTATATGGATGGAAAGGCGGCGCAGGTCACTATTTCATCGACCTCCGCACTCTTACGACCGTGTTCGACGACGAGAAACCACTCGACGAACTCACAAACAAAGAGCTCAAGGAACTCGTCGCAAACTACCGCCAGACCGTTCCGACAACTATCATCCGCGAGCCAAAGCCGACCAAGAGCGAGGAACACCCGACCATGAAACCCGTCAGACTGATTGCGAAGCTCGTCGGCAACAGCTCAAGAGAGAGAGAGAGTCCTCGACATCTTTGGTGGGAGCGGCACAACCATGATTGCCTGCGAACAGCTCAACCGCATCTGCTACATGATGGAGCTAGATCCACACTATGCTGATGTCATCATCGAACGCTGGGAGAAATTCACAGGCGAAAAGGCAATCAAAATCAAGGAGGCGAATGCTTAGAGTTCTCGAATTATTCGCAGGCATCGGCGCATGCTCAAAAGCACTCACGAATCTCGGCATCAAACATGAAATCGTGGATGCGGTCGAGATAGACAAATACGCCATCAAGAGCTTCAACGCCATCCACGGCACGAACTTCGAGCCGCAGGACATCACGACATGGAACAAGGACATCAAGGCAGACCTCATCATGCATGGCAGCCCCTGCCAAGACTTCAGCGTCGCAGGCAAGAACGCCGGAGGTGATGAGGGGAGCGGAACGCGATCGAGCCTGCTCTATGAAACACTCCGCATCGTCGAGAAAGTTCAACCAGACATCGTGATTTGGGAAAATGTGAAGAACTTACTCAGCAAACGCCACAGGCACAATCACGAGGCCTACATCCAGCGCATGAGCGACATGGGCTACGATTCCGCAACGCAAATCCTCAACGCCAAAGACTACGGCATCCCACAGAACAGAGAGAGAGTGTTCACACTCAGCATCAAAAGAGGGAGCAAGCTTGTGGAATCATACACACGCCCCGAACCACAGGAGCTTACGATTCGTCTCAAAGATGTTCTCGAAGATGAGGTCGAAGAACGCTACTATTTGACCGACGAACAAGTCGCAAGCTTCGTGGCATCCACCGAACGCGCCAAGGCCAAGGGCAACGGCTTCAAGTTCGAGCCATTCGAGAGAGAGAGAGAGAGAGTTATGCATGCGGTTCTGAGCAGGGCAGGGAGTCGGCAGACCGACAACTTCATCAAGGAATCGTCGGCAGAGTCGAAGCAATCAACGGCCACGACATCCTCAAGCGCGTCTATGGCACAGATGGATGCTCGCCAACGATCAGCACGATGCAAGGTGGCAACCGAGAGCCGAAAATCATCGCAAGCAGAGGGAGGGGAGCTATGAACGAGCAACACCTAGAACCACGCAAAGATGGACTCACGAACACCATCACAAGCGTTCAGAAAGACAACTATGTAGCAGAGCCGCAGGTCATCAAACTCGGCAACCTAAATCGACCAGGATGGCACAAAGAAAACGGCACAGTTCTGTCGCCAGGCCGCCTGGCGACAACAATCATGGCGCAGAGCAACAACGCAATCAAGAAAGTCGCAATCAAAACCGCAAACAAAAAAGGCTACGATCTAGCACAAGATGGCGACGGAATAGACCTCGGCTACCCACAAAGTTCCACACGCAGGGGCAGAGTCGGACATGGAGTCGCAAAGACCATCCCGACAGGCGACAGCCAGGGAACACTAGACGGCTTCCGCATCCGCAAACTAACACCACGCGAATGCTGGCGTTTGATGGGCTTCGACGACGCAGATTTCGATAAAGCGCAAGCGGCCGGAATCAGCAACACGCAACTCTACAAGCAGGCAGGAAATTCAATCGTCGTGAACTGCCTAGAGGCAATATTCAAAGGAATCGAGTGGAATGACGATTGACGAAGCACGACACATCGCAAAAACAACTAAGAGCTACACGCTGAAGCGCGACATGCTCAAATACATCAAAAGAAAGGAGCGAGAGAAATGGCGAACGAACAGAACCTCAAACCCATCACTAGCGAGAGTATGGCGAGAGAACTCGGACGCAAAGGCGGCCTAGCAAAGGCCAAGAGCATGGCCAAGAAACGCACCATGCGAGAAATCGCTGAAATGGTCGCCACAATGGAGCTAAAAGACCCGAAGATGCTCGCCGCACTCCACGCGGCAGGATTTCAGGATCCAATCACGAACGACGACGCAGCATTCTTCGGACTGATTCGCAAAGCACAAACAGGCGACCCAAGTGCGATGAAACTACTGGCAGAGATGCGCGGACAATACAGCACGAGAGTCGAGGTCGAGCCCGTCCAGCCGAAACCACTAATTGATTTGACGGAAGGAGAAAAGAAATGACACGATATGAACTCGAGAAGCTGACAGACTACCAGAGGCGATGCTACAACGCGGCGCAAGAGGCTGGCATTCTGTTCGTAAAAGCAGTCAGAGATTGGCGTGACTCAATCCCGTTCGCATCATATGACGGCGACGCCTACTGCATCGGCGGCTGGGTAGCATCGGCATTCGCCCAAAAGGATTGGGATGCCGCGTTCGAAGCATTCAAAGAGGGCTGGGAAGAATACTGCCAGTCCCACAAGGAGCAGGAGGACAAGAAATGACAGACGAAGAAATAAAGGACGCATTCATGGCGCAATCCACAAAGGACGCGCGCGGATGGACGCGACAGGTCGAATTAAACGCCGCCAACTGCATCGGCTACATGATACGCGACAGGATGCAGGCGACGATAGACAAGCAGAGCACTGCCATCGCCGAAAAAGACGCCAAAATCTACGCATATGAGGCAATAATCGCCAACTCGAACTTCAAGGCGGTTCTGCCAAAAGGGGACAAGAAATGACCAGGCGCGAGAAGATAGAGGAACTCCGGCACGCATACGGATGTATCGGCGATGCCATCTATTCGCTGGAGCAGGTCGGCATGCATGGAACCGCGCGCAACCTTAGAAGCGAGCGCGAGGATATTATGGACGAGATAGACCGACTGGAGGGCGATGAATGACCGAGAACGACAAAACAGGCTACACTTATGAGAAATCACAGCTCGGGAGGCTACTTAGACGCCAACGCATAGCGATGAATATCAGCCAGGCAGAGATGGCAAGGCGACTAGGAGTCTGCCGCCAAACAATCGCCAAGTTCGAAGCACATGATGCGGATGAGAAAATCCAGCCAATCCTCGAAGCATACGGCATCGCAATCCGAGCCAATATCTGGACCTCGCCGAAGCTCCCGCTCTATACGGTCCGCCGAGAGCCAATCTCGAAAGCCGACCTCAAGACCTGGAACAAAATCGACAAATTGATTCGCAAGGCCATGGTGGAAAGCTGGCTCATGGAGGAACAGAGTGGCGCGTGACATCGTGTACATCTTGAGAAGTGGCAAAAACGAGGAGCTGCGCTATTCTCTGCGGAGCATCGAGAAGAACTACCCCCACGAGCGCGTTGTGGTTTATGGGGGCAAGCCAGACGGCATTGAGCCAGATCTGTTCGTGCCATATACGCAACCAGGCGACACGAAATGGGAGAAAGTGTGGAACACTGTCGAGATGATCTGCAAGAACGACAACCTCACCGAAGACTTCATACTGTTCAATGACGACTTCTTCATTATGAAGCCAGTCGAAACGCCCACGAACTACTACGATGGAACGTTAGACGAGCGAATCAAGACAATCGAGGGCGCGGTATTCGGCCGTCATTCGGAATATAGTGACCGATTGCGCCATTTAGCAGAAACATTGAAGAATGCAGGCGTTGAGAGCCCGCTCAACTACGCCCACCATACGCCAATGATAATCAATCGGAAGAAGATGCTCGAAACGCTGAAAAAATACCCGAATGAGCCGATGTTCAGGGCGTTATATGGCAACATCAACCAAATCGGGGGAGAGAACATGCCGGACGTGAAATTCTACCAACGCCGGCAACCGTTCCCGGTTGGGCAATATGTGAGCACAGCGGACGAGAGTTGGAGACAAGAGAAAATCGGGCAGATAATAAGAGGCAAGTTCGCCCAGCGATCGCGCTTCGAGAGGTAACATGGCCGAGAATTATGCCACAACAGGGCTGAAGAAGCTCAAACCACTATTCACGAACGACAAGAGGTATTTGGTCGTCCAAGGGGGCATGCGAGCCGCAAAGTCCTACTCAATCGTGATGCTCATCATTTCATGGTGCCAAACATATGCTGATAAGATTGCCACGATCGCTTCAATGAGCTATCCGCACCTAAGCCGAGGCGTGATCCGCGACTTCCAGAACATCATGAAAGCGGCCGAGATATGGGAGCCAGAAAGATGGAACCAATCGAGCAAAATCTACACATTTGGCAACGGCACGATTCTGGAGTTCATCAGCGTCGATAATATGAGCGCACATGGCCCAGCGCGTGACCTGTTATTCGTGAATGAGGCCAACGATATGGATCAACAGACATTCCAAAACCTCGCATTCCGCACCACAGGCAAGGTCATCATCGATTACAACCCAACGCATGAGTTCTGGGCGCACACATGGCTCTTGAAGGACGAGAAAGATCACACAGACTTCATAATCCTCACATACAAGGACAACGAAGCACTCGCGCCGACCATTCGAGAGGCGATTGAATCGAGAAAGCCCAAAAAAGGCGAGGAGCCAAGCAACTGGTGGACAGTTTATGGCCTCGGCCAGATTGGCTCGCTCGAGGGCAACATATACGGCGGATGGCGAAAGGCAACCGAGGACGATTACGAGAACGCCAAGCTCATCCGCTACGGCCTCGACTTCGGCTTCAGCAATGACGAAACAGGCATGGTGGCCATATATGAGAAAGAAGACGGCGAGCTTATCGTCGAGCAGAAGTTATATCAGACAGGCATCCTGGGCTCGCAATATGGTGACAAGCTCCGCGCGGCCCATATCGATCCGAACGTTCTGATCGTGGCGGATTCGGCTCGGCCGGAAATCATCGCCGAAATCAAGGCGCAGGGATTCCGCATCATCGGCGCGGATAAAAATGCCGGAAGCGTGCTCAGAGGCATCGATCGCGTAAAGCAACACCAGATTGCATATGACGGCAGGGACTTGGAGCGCGAATATTTGAGCTATCAATGGCGCACAAAGCGCACAGGCGAAGTGCTAGATGAGCCACAGGACGGCAACGACCATCTGATGGACGCGTTGAGATATGCGGTGGATGATATGAGCCGACAAAGGTTCGACTTCTAATCGCATAAGCGATATAATGGCAAAAAGGAGATGAAATGGAAACCACAACAAGCCACAAAAGCAAACAAACAACCATGATATTATGCCTGCTCGGGTTCGTGGGGCTCGGGGGAATTCATGACTTTTATGTCGGCAAAATTGGCCTCGGATTGGTGAAGCTATTCACGCTCAACTTCATCGTCATCGGCACCGTCATCGACCTGCTGAAGATTCTCGGCGGAACATACACAGACGGAGCCGGAGTCGCAATCCGCAAATAATCGCCACAGAAGCGCAATCAAGAGCCCACAGGGGCTCTTTTTTGGTCGCTCCCATTCGGGACACATAATCGGGCTCAAGTAAAACAAGGAGATTCAATGGCTCAACTTAAGTTCGATGGCATTCAGCCTGTCTGCTTCGGTGGCAAGGACTGCACGCCAAAGGTGAACGCCGAACAGAGGCTCAGATTGCAGGGGCTAGACTTCGGCACAGAAGCCCAAGCGACAAAATCAGACAAGGTGCTCGCATCATGCTTCCCAGATGATGAGGAATACGTTGCAGACTTTCTATCCACACAAATGACACCATTCGAGAAACAACAGCTCCGCGCATATCTAGTCGCAGGGCCAGGCGGCATCCGCATGATCGATGAGGCCGTGACGAAGGCCGTAAGCGATGCAACAGCAGGAGCGGTCAATGAATAAGGAAATCATCATCGTCTACCAGGACTGCTTCATGTGCGGTGCTCGCAAGAATTGGGGCGAGCGCACGATAAGCGAGGCATACAAGGCCGGCGTTCCAGTCCGCAAGGTCAGCTTCGCCAGCGTTGAAGGTCAAAGCCATTGCATGAACGCCATCAAAAACGGCATCGCGACATTCCCATTCGTGACGGATGGTAAAACATACGCAACGAGCGTTGAAAAGCTCTTGGAAGCGGAATCAGAGCCCCAGACGGCAAAGAAAACCGCACGCAAAACCAAAAAGACACAAAAAGGAGCCGAAGATGGGGCTATTTCAAACGCTTAGAGATGCAACAAGAAGACAGAGCAGAAAAGTCCGCAAGACAGATGTTGTTCAGGAGTTCAGAAACGCCCTATCGACAAGCCCGATCTGCTCAGCTTATGAGAACGTGTTCGCCCAAGCCCGACCGCTAATTGATGCCATGGTGATGGTGCGGCCATACGGTGTCGGAGGTAATGGCGCAAGGCTTGCGGCGAGCAGGACACCGGAACTCAACGTCCTAGACGATCCGAATGAAGACATGGGCGCGATCGAGTTCTTCGACACGATGTTCGCCACATGGCTCACCGAGGATAATCTATACATCCACGTCCATCGCAAGAAGAACGGCTCGGTGATTGGCTACACATTGCTCCCACCTGATAGCAAAGTGACCGTCACGAACGGCCAACCATACTGGCAAATCTGGACAAGCGCAGGGATGCAGACCTTCTATCGCGATGAGGTGATGGAGCTTCACTATTCACGCAACCCACGCACGCTTCGGGGCGTTTCGCCGGCAGGGGCCGTCAGCACATACGCACAGATTGACGACCTATTCGCCCAATTTGAAAAGGCATGGCTTGAGAACGGCGCAATTCCGGCGAGTGTCACGATAATCCGCGCAAGCACTCAGGCCAAATTCAACGAAGCACGCGCAGAGCTTGAGAGCCAGCTCAAGGGCGCACACAACCGCAACAAGACGCTCTATTTATGGCGACAATTCAACAATGATGACGGAAGCGAGAAAGACCAAGTCGAGGTCAAGACCATCCAGGGCAACAACAACACGATGGCGATCCGCGAAATCGTGGACGTGATCAACGACAGACTCAATAAGGCATATGGAGTCAGCAATTTCATCATGGGCGACGACAGCTCCGCCAAATACGACAACGCAGAGCTTTCAGACTTCCAATTCACGCGCCGCCGCGTCAAGCCGGCCCTGGTCAAGTTCTGGAGTCAATTCCAGCATGAACTAGATCGCATCACAGGCGGCCTCGGATATGCAATCGACTTCCACCTAGACGAGCCAGAATTGACCGAGCGCAAGAAAGTCGAAGCGGAAACGGACGAGAAAATCACGCAGAATCTAATCAGGTTGCTCGAAGCCGGCGCACGCCCATCGGAAGCATGCAAAGCGTTGGATTTGAGCGCCGACAAGTGGCTGAACGTTGCGGTGGGGATTTATTCAAGGGTGCTGGCAGATAAAGAGGCAGAGCGTTCCCTCGCAGTTGCGCGAAGCCAACAAAAACAAAAAGCACCGGCCAAAAGCGAAAACTTCTCCATTTCATTAAGTGATTCTCACTGCCAGCACAGCCATGACGAATACAAACCATTCGCCGATGACGAAGTGGTCGAGAAGAAGATATTTGATCGCCTCATGGCACTTGCCAGGGCAATCTTCAAAGAAGATCCGTCGCTCGACTTGATCCAAGTCCAGGACGAAATATTCGAGCTTTTAGAGGATGAGGCCAATCGCGGAGGAATGGCTGCACTCGAAGCAATCGAGAAGCTAGTCGATGATGAAACCGAAGAAGCCATCAAAGAAATCATCAAGAATGGTGGCAACCAAATCAGCGAGCAACTAAGCGAAAGACTTCGCCAGCGTTCAGACTACCTCGTGACCGGATTCGATAAGCACACGCGCGAAGTGATGCGCTCAGTGTTGGAAACCGAGGAGCCATTGACGGCGAATGAGATTCGCGAACGCCTTGAGGCCGTTCTGCCATACAGCAAGGCGCAAACCATCGCAAGGAATGAAACAGTCTATGCATTCAAGAGCGGACGCTTAGAGCTAGACGAGCAAATCGCCCAGAAATACGACCTCGTGATTGAGCTTACATGGCGCACATCGCCAGAGGCAGGGGATGTCTGCCCATTATGCGAAGCCATGGATGGCAAGAAGACATTGCTCGGCAAGGCATTCACGCCAGTGCCGGTGGAAGTTGAGAAAAAGGACGGCACGACCGAGATCAAGAGCTGGGCACCGAGCGAATGGAACGACCAGGGATGCATCCCGAACGCCCACACGAACTGCAAATGCTACTTCGATGAAACCCTCGTGAGGACTGCATGAGCGGAGTCCGCATCACCTGCCCAAACTGTGGCCGGATACTCGGCGACACCAACCAAAGCATCGATGCGACTCTGAACTGCAACGGATGCAAGCAACGCGTGCATGTTCAGATGAGCATCGTCCATTTCGAGGACTATTTCAAAGACAACAAGGAGGATGACGATGAGCAATAATCGCTCCCACTCGGACAACATAATGCAAGCCATGACCAGTTCAGCACATATATCAGCGAGAATCCTGATCCAAGACAAAGCGAAAGCGGCCGCGAGGCGTTTCCGCAATATCCTCGCCAATAGTGGCGAAATCATGGAATCGGGGGAGATTCGCGACTTAGACCAGCTCTACGTCATGAGCCATGACGGCAAACTGGTCAAGATTTCAGACCTCAACAAAGACCCAGAGGCGCAAACCGAAGCTTATTCCGTCAAGGCGCAAGCCGACCATGGCGAAGTTCAAGGCGAGTACTTAGTGCCAACAATCGAGAAGGTGTTCGGCGATTGCCGCGTCTGGCTAGAGGAAGATGGGCTCCACGCCCGCATGTATTTCGCAAACGATGACCGCCTAGCAGACCACGCATGGGCAATCAGCGACAATGCCAGCTATTCAATCGGCATCGACTGGTTCCCAGAGGGCTACTACGGCGTGAATTATGAAATCGATGAACCATTGGGAATCCTGCGCGAGATTTCAATGGTGGTGACAGGCAACGATCCGCGCGCTAAGACTATCGACCACAAACCAACGGAAGCGGAGGCTCAAGGGAGCGCGGACGTGGAGAGTGGAAACAACCAAGAAGGAGATTCAACAATGTCCAAAAAGACACTCGATGAATTGACTCCAGACGAACGCGAAGCGATGCAACGCGAGATGGCAGAAGTCATCAACCGTTTCACCGCAGACGTTCCGGAATCAGAAACCGAGCCAACGGCTGACGAAGCTCCAGAAGCCGAAGAAGCAACCGTAGAGGAAGCTCCGGCGGCAGAAGAAGCCAAAGAAGCCGAAGAAGAAAAACAAGCGGAAGTTGAAGAAAAGAAAGATGGCGTCATGCCAGTTCTAGTCATCAAGGACCGCGTAAAACAGGAGAATTTCATGTCCAACACAACCGACTACCTCAAGACGGATGCCGCAGTGGCCGCTTGGGGCAAAGCTATCGCCGATTCACAGGGCGACAAAGCAAAATTCGCCGACAGCTTCAAGAAAATCGCAAAAGCTGACGGTGTTGAATTAGGCGAGAATGTGAGCCTAGTTCCAGAAGCAGTCATCAACGCTGTTTCCGAGCAAATCGAAGACGAAGACCGCATCTTCAGCCATGTCTTCCACACTGGCCTCAATTTCGAGGTGGCCGCAACCGCAGTCAGCGAAGAAGGCGCAACTGGTCACGTTCGTGGCAAGACCAAAAAAGAAGAAGCTGTTGAACTCGCAAAGCGCGTTCTCGTTCCTGCTGACCTTTACAAGCTCATGAAGCTTGATCACAGCATGGTCAAAATCAACGGTGGCGTTTCTTCAAGCGCAATCGTCCGCTACATCCTGCGCGAAATGCCTCGCCGCTTATTCGACACAATCGATCAGGCAATCTTGGTCGGTGGCGTTGCATCCGACTCGCTAGAATCGGGCGAAACAGAGTTCACCGCTCTATTGCCAATCATTGCCGATATTGCCGCCAATAACACCTATGGCGCAGAATACACGCCAGTATCAGGCGACAACGCCAAGGCCGTCATCAGCAAGGCCGCCGCTCGCGTCATTTCTGGCTACGATCGCACGCTCATCACGACTGAGGACAAATTGACTGACCTCGAAAACGCATTGGTCGGCCAATTCCCAGCATTCCCGAACGGCATCGACAAGAACGATCCACGCATCAATGGCATCCGCCGCATCATCACTCCACGCTGGCTCACTTCGACCATGCTTGGCGATTATGTAAACGGTATCATTGTTGACCTGCCAAGCTACCACACTGTTGGTGACGATAGCGCAGAGCGCATGACGGGCTATGACCTCGACACGAACAAGTACATCTGGGAATTGGTGGCTTGCATCGGTGGTGGCTTAGTCAACAAGGGCTCCGCAATCGGTATCAAGGCTCAGGCCTAACACATTTTAGGAGGACATAAGGAATGACATTCACGCAATCACAATACACGCTCTGGACTGGGCAAACGATCAACTACGGAACGACCGAGTGGGATCAGATTGTAAACGTGGCGGCCGCAAGGCTTGCGTCATTCCTATGCCTCCCAGGCGGGCTTCCAACCGACCCAGAAAGTGCCGAGGGCTATCTGCCAGCAGATATGCAACAACTTCTCGCGAATTTTATCGCAGGAGTTATCGCCAACCAGGGCACTCAATCAACGGTCGAGAGCAAGCACGTCCGCAACTTCACAATCAACTTCAAAACAACTACCGCCAGCAACGCCTTCGCAAACATCGCGCAGAAATACGCAGACATAATCGACCTCTATTCGAATTGCGGAATTGGATTCGCAGTCGAGAGGGATGCAAGCTATGGATGCGAGAGGGGATGCGCTTGCCATGAATAACATGACGGTGTTCGATGCATTCCCAAACGCAATCGAAACCTGGGGCATGGCGTTCATGGAATACTCGACCATAACAGGCAATCAGACGGCCGGAGATTGGCAAGAGATTGACGTGATCGTCGATGAGGGAAGCTCAACCGAGCCGAATCAATCGCCAAGCTACGCCAACGCATCCAGCGACTTGCTCATATACTGCAAACCATCGCAAATGCCAACGCTCGAAACGGCGGCTCTAGTCGCCGATTACGCCATCAAGGACAAGAACGGCAGACTGTACGCCATAATCGATGCCGGCATTGGCAAGAACCAAGAGCTAGGCATCATCGAGCATGTCGAGTTAAGACTCCGCCAGACGGACGAGGATGCCGAATAATGGCGACAAATACCGTCAAATTTACATGGAACAATCGCGCATTTGAAACGATCGAGAAGAAAACCCTCGAGGGGATTTTCGCCATGTCATATGACATCGCCAATCAGGCAAGACGAAACGCCCCAGTGATCACATCCGCACTCCGCAATAGCATCCGCGTTGAGGAGGATGGCTTCACGACATACATCAAAGCAGGTGGCGTGGTCGCCCAATCCACAATCGGCGCAAAATATGTCGATTATGCGATGAAACGCGAGCAAGGCCCGAACCGCAACCCAGCGACCGAGCATTACATGCGGAACGCGATGAACGCGATCATGTCTGGCGATTACATGCAGAAATACTTCGGAGGCATCACCAAATGATTGCATTGGCAATACTTCAGCAGATGAACAGAGAGAACGTGGCAGGGCTCACGATTGACAAGGATTTCTTCTGGGAGGAATTACCGCTCCAGAAGAATGGCAACCCAGCTCAAGGAGTCTGGATCGTGACCAGAGGGGGCTCAAGCGTGAACACCCCAAAGGGGCTCAACCAACACTCCACGCTCGACTTTTATGTGGCATTCGCCAATAAGGCCAAGACCGAGGCGACGCACGCGATGATTTCGGCATGGATTCGCCAAAACCCCACAATCTGCGAACTGAGCGGAGCCGTTGCCGGCGGTAGTTATAACTTCTCGAACATCCGGATTCGACCGACCACAACTCCCCAGAATTACGGAGCGACCGAGAACGGAAACATTGTGAAATTCGCAAGCGTAGATGTCATCTACGATATAGCAAACTAACACGAAAGGAATCAGATGATTTCATTAAACGTGACTCAGCTCCACAGAGTTGTCTTCCGCAAGAAGGCCACCGCAGAGGGAGCATGGTCAACATTCAGCATCGAGGCCGACTCGCTCGGGCAAGATACTGTCGCGACCATCAACATTGCGCCTCGCAAGGCTTCTCGCGCAAGCCAAGTGGGCTCAACCGAGCACCCGATCAGCGGGACCTTCGACAGTCTGTCCGCATCCGTCACATTCCTCGCCGATAATTTCGCTCTAATCGGCAAGGCGTTGGATCGCTGGACGGCCGCAACTTACACCGGACACGATGCAAATGCAGGCCAGGTCGTATTGGGCGATGGCACGAATTTCTGCGATGCCGGCTATTATTCAGTGGTCATTCAAGGCCTCTGCGATGATGGCTCAGCCGCAGACATCGAAATCTGCCGCTGCAACCCAAGCATTGATGATGACTTAGAGTTCGGCTCAAGCGAAACCCCAGAGGTGACTCTTGCGCTCAACCCAATCATCTACAATGCAACACTTCACAGCGATGATGGCTACGAGCAAATGACGATTCGCCTCGGCGAATACGACACCGCCGTCAAGAAACGCCTGAATGTAACGACTGGCGCATATGACACGGTCACCGAAAGCTAGGAGCCTCTAGGATGATGGAGCACGAAAGACTCACGCTGAACGATATTCGCGAGCGACCTGCAATCAAGCAGGACAGAGAATTTCGTGCTTCAGACTTTCTCACAGAGGACGAACAGGACGAGCTCCGCGAGGTAAACGCACGCGGAAGGACTATCCAGAGGCCATATGACGAGGTTGATTCATATTGCGCGGAATTGTTGGCAAGATTCGGTTGGGATGCATATCAGGCGTGGCTAGACGGACGATTCGACCCGGAGAAAGCAATGCGATTCATGGCGGCCGAAAGAGCAAGGCAAAAGCGCGAGATGCTCCCATTAGAAGCGATCATCTTGAGCTCAGTCGCAGGGGCGAACCATCCGACCGAGCACAAGGGCACCCCGAAAGGGCTCAAGCAAGCGCAGAAAATCATCAAATCGGAAACTAAACAAGCGAAAGGGATTCAATAATGTCAGTAGTTGGCGAAGCAATCATCAAGCTCTCATATGACGGCAAGAACGCGGCAATTCAGGCCAAGCAACTCGCACAAGACCACAGCGAAGCGTTCAGCAAGGTCGCAGGGGGCGCAAAAGCGGCAGGGAAGGCAATCTCCATCGGGCTTGGTGCGGGGTTGATCGCGACAAAGGCCACCATCGGAGCCGTAGCAGGGGCCGCCTTCGGGCTTTACAAGGATTTTGAACAGCTTTCAGGCGGTATTGAGACGTTATATGGCGATGCGTCCGAAACAATGATGCAAAACGCCCAGAACGCATTCAAAACGGCCGGGATGAGCGCAAATGAGTACATGCAGACGGCCACCAACTTCGCCGCATCCCTCATCCAATCCCTAGGGGGTGATACGCAAAAGGCCGCCGCATATGCCGACCGCGCCATTCAAGACATGAGTGACAACGCAAACAAGATGGGCACAGATATTGAGCGAATACAAGACGCATATCGAGGATTCGCGAGGGGGCAATTTAACATGCTCGACAATCTTTCCCTCGGATATGCAGGAACGCGCTCAGAGATGCAACGCTTGCTATCCGATGCGGAGAAAATATCCGGCAAGAAGTTCGACATCAGCTCATATGCGGACATCACCGAAGCAATCCACATCATCCAACAGGAAATGGGCATCGCTGGCACAACCGCAGAAGAAGCAGGGGCCACGATCGAGGGCTCGCTCAAGGCCACGAAGGCGGCATGGGCGAACTTATTGACCGATATTGCAAATCCGAACGCCAATCTTGAGAAATCAATCGACAACCTCGTCAAATCGCTCTTCGGCGATGGCACCGGCAAGAACCTCGGGCTATTCGGCAACGCATTGCCGGCAATCGAGCGAGCAATCACCGGCATTGCAAAAGCACTCCCGAATCTAATCGGCAAGATCACGAAACGGCTCCCAGACTTATTGAAGAAAATCCTGCCACCACTAATGGCCGCAACCGTTCAGGTGTTCGTAGCATTAGCGGATGCATTGCCGACCGTCATGCCAATCATCGTTGATGGCCTCGTCCAACTTGTGACGGCATTGGTGCCATATATCCCCACCATACTCGGCGCATTGTTCGCGGCCGTTATTCAGGCCGTATTGGGGCTTTTGAGCTCATTAGGCAACGCAATCGCCCCATGGCTCGAAAGTGTCGCGCAGGGCCTCTGGGAGTGGTTCAATGGCTTATTTACTGGCATCAACAAGGCTCTCGGCGATTTCGGCGCAGGAGCGGCAAAGGTCATCGCCGGATTCGCGAACGGCTTCAAGAACGCCATCCAGAACATCAGGAACTGGTTCGCCAGCATCCCGGCATTCTTCGGAAGCGTATTCGGCAATATCACGAACCTATTCAAGAATATCGGCACATCAATCGGCAAAGTCGTCTCTGGAGCATTCAAGGCGGTGGTCAACGGCATCATCCGCTTCATCGAGGGCTTCTTAAACACGCCAATCAACGCGGTGAACGGACTAATCGACACAATCAACTCCGTGCCGGGTGTCGATGTGCCAAGACTTGCCAACATCCACCTCCCAAGACTCGCCAAAGGTGGCGTGACAACTGGCTCAACGCTCGCAAACATCGGCGAGGCCGGCAAAGAGGCAGTCATCCCACTAGAACAGAACACCGAAAACTGGGCACGACCACTCGCATCGGCCCTGGCAGAGCAATTCAGCGAGCAAGGAATAGGGGGCGCAGGAATCACGGTCTATATGACGAACAACATCAACAATAATTTGGATGCAGACGAAATCGGTCGCCGACTGATGACGAGCATCAGGAGGGCAGCATGAATCTATCAGACATAACGGCAAAAGCGTGGATCCTCGCGTTATTCATTCGCGATGATGGGGAGCGTTTCTTGCTAGGGGATGGATGGTACGACTTCAAGGACAGCCTTCAGCATTTCCAACCAGACAACATCGCCAATGATGTGGTCGAATTACAGGGCGCGGATGGCCAATTACTGGCCGGACAGGTCCGCCGAAGTGGCACGCAGGAGTTCAGCGGATATGTGGGCGACGCAACAACGCCAAAAGCGATCATCGAAACGCGCAGACGCGATTTCCTGGGCTTCTTTCAAGTTCGCCGCAAATACAAGGTCGTCTATATATTCCCCGATGGCACAGCGATCCAACGCCAACGCGGATATTTGGTCGAGCCGCCGACCGTTCAAGAAATGTGGCAATTCTTCCCGGAATATCATGTGGCATTGAGCTTCGAAAGTGTGCCATATTACGAATATGTTGAGGATTCGGAGGGCGATGAAATATATGCCCACACGATGACGATTCGCACGATTGGACAGGCGGCCCATTCAGGCATGGCATTCAATTATAGCGACTGCTCTGTTGCATATCCGACACTCCAACGCTATCAGCCGTCCGGCATTTCCATCCAGAGAGAAACCCCAACGCCAGACAATCCAGTTCCGATCAAGACGGCCACAGGCCTGCAAATAATAGCATCAACAGGCACGAAGAACCTGCTCCGACCGCGATCGGGATTCGCAAAGACGCAGAACGATGTATCTATATTCTGGCGCGGAACGGGCGAGATTCTCATCAATGGCACCGCAACCGCGGACACTTATCTGAAGACAACAGCCGAGATGCAAAATTACGAGGTCACCCTCCCTGCTAACTCATACACATTCAGCGTCACAAACGTGCCAGATGGGGTCGAGTTCAAGCTCTACTCGATAACAGGAACAGGCACGCAAGACCTCGTCACCAATACGAGTCAACATTTCACAATCATCGCTCCGGCGCGAGTGGGCTTGCAGATCGCCATTCCAAGCGGAACCGTGACGAACGTCACATGCGAAGTACAACTTGAGGCCGGCACGACCGCCACAGAGTTCGCACGATACAAGGGCGTGGAAAGAGGGCTCAACCTTGGCAAAAACCTGCAAGGTGGATTCAGCGCGGCAGTGAGCCTGACGAACAACGGCATCACATTCGTGAATAACGCGAACGGCACAATTAGCTACTCCACCGGTACAGCTTCAGGCGGAAATGCATTGAGCATGTTCGGCTCAACGGCAACATCAAACAACCGCGTCTTTTGGCTAGGCATGGGCAATTACATCTTGAGCGGAGGCACCGAGCAAGTCCAGCTCGAAGTCGTAAAACCGAATGGGGCAACCGTCGCTAAAACATGGCCAACCTCTGGAGTTGTGGCGTTCACGCTCAACACGACATCAAAGGTGTTCGTCCGCGCAAACGTGCCAGATGGGACGACCCTGACCGCCGGCACCGTCAGCCCACAGCTCGAAGCCGGTTCATTTAAGACGGCATATTTCGGCTACATCCCACCGATCGAGCTCAATCTCGTTTCGTCCACGCAGGACTCAATCTACTATGCGAATGGTTGGTATCTGCGCAAAGAAACCGGCAAGGTCATCCTCGATGGCACCGAAGCGGGGTGGAATTACAACTCGAACCTGAAAGCATTCTGGATATTATGTAGCGATGCCGGCATGGTATCATTCACATCATCCACGAAAGGACATTGGCCGAAGCTCTGCGATTATTTCGCATATTATGCACAAACCCCGGGCTCAACATCGCCGGATGGTATATACGAAGACGGCGCGGCATATACATCGAAACTGTTCATCAAGCACAACGCCAGCACATCGCTCGATGCATTCAAGTCCTGGCTCGGAGCGCACCCGATCACCATCTATTTCAAGAGAACATCGGCATCAGTCACACAAGTGACCAACACGACGATCGTTTCCCAACTAAATTCCCTCAATTCTGGCTTCTCCATTCCGGCCCCGAGAGGAACATTCATGGCAATATCAGAGCCGAACAACGCTCCAGTGGACAATTACGCGCGATTTATGTCGCATGTTGGAGAGCAAACCATCACGAATAGCGCGCCACTGCCGACATACCCAATCTGGCGCATAGTCGGCCCAGCGACAGCCCCACTCACGCTCAAGAATGGCATGACCGGCGAGAGCATCACATATAACGCAGATGTAGGAACAGGATCGGAGCTAATAATCGACATGGCAAATCAGACGGCAACCATCGGCACTGCAAACGTAATCGCGAACATTTCCGGATCATGGTTGAGCATCTCTGATGGCGATGTGATTGCTTATACGAACGGAGGCGGCAACGCCACATCAACACTCGTCTGGAATGGAGTGGTCGGCTAATGCAACAGGCAACATATGACATCCAGCTCCGCCTAAACGGCACGCTCATCGGCGACATCAGCGAAATCGCCCAGAATCTAACATGGACGAAATGCCGGACAGCATACGGCGTGGACGAGATAAACTTCACCATCAACGATCAAGTATTCGCCGATTGGTGTTCGCGGAGAGGCACGAATATCTCCGCCATGCTCGCCCCATATGCACTCGATGCAAGAGTGATTCGCAACGGTGAGGCATTGGTCGGCGGTTATTTGGCAACAATGCCGGCCTATCAGCCACTCAGCGCAAGCGCGAATCTCCAGATGCGCTTCGATGGCTACATGAACTTGCTCGCAGGAGTCTATATCAGGCCAACCCCGGCCGTGACGAAGCCGGCAGGAACAATGGTCGGCGATTGGATCGCGACCGCAGAAGCGATCGCGACAGCGGCCGGCAAACCGTTCGGGATATACGCGCAGAGCATCCAAGTGTTACCGAGCATCCAGAGAACATTCGACAACTACAAGCCAGTCAAAGAGGCGATCGCTGACCTCGTGGACAACGTGGACGGAGCAGGGCCATTTGACGTGATATTCAACCCCGACCGGAGCTATTACATCACGAACCAACTCGGGCGCGACATCACATCATGGCAACTCACCTACCCAACCAAACTCACAGGCCAAAGTGTAGCGACCATCAAAGCCCCAGAAGTGCAAGGATTCGCGAGCCACATCATCGCATTGGGCGCAGGCGAAACATCGAGCGATTCAACAAAGAGCACCGTCATCGTTTCAGAATCGACCAACAGCACAGCGGTCACGACTTATGGCTACGTTGAACGGCTTTCGCAGTATTCGAGCATAAGCAGACAGGCCACGCTAGACAGCCATTGCTATGCCGACCTTGCGAATGCCACAAACATCAGATGGCAACCACAAATCACACTCCTCGGCATTCAGGTGCCACCAAGCCCCACAAATACGCAGGGATTATGGATTGGCGACCGCGTTTGGCTTGAGAACACGGCAGATTTGACAGGACAAACCTCTGGCAAATTCCGCGTGAACAAGCTCAGTGTCTCAGTGAGCGCAAATGGGGGCGAAATCGTCACCCCAGACTTGGAGCGCATTGCATGACGAGTCTATTCGACAAAGAACTCGAAGAAATGGAGCGCGAAGTTCGCGACCTGAAAACAATCCACGCGCGCGGACTCGGCACTGTGCGCTTTTATGAGGCGGAAGCGACCAAAACGGTGGCATATTCGCAAGGTTATGCCACATTCACCATCACAATCGCACAGGACGAGCTGACTCCGGCAATCATCATCCCCACATTGACCATCCCAGAGCCCCTCGTCTATACATTCGCCACTTATAGCATCAACGAGGCCGGTGACAGAGCGAGCGTGACCGTTTCGGCATACACGCCAGGCACCGTCAAATTAAAGGTGATCAGCTCATCACCAATCGGGAGCATCACATGACATTCGATGAAAGAATCAAGGTACTTCGGAGCGAAGTCGAGGCATTAAAGACAATCAAGCGCAAGAACTCGACCACGCTAACAACAATCACGAAGACAGGAGTCTGCACAGGACAACTAAAGCGCATCAACAACGCCGTCATCTGCATGCTGGCAGGTGGGATCGCCGTCATTCCGACAAATCCTGACGAAAAATTCATCTTCTCGTGCGCGTTGGACAGTTATTCATCAAAAATGCGCCAGATTGAAACAATCAACTGGTTATTTGACGATGGAGCCGTTGGAATATGTTGCATCCCACGCGCATCGGGGCTCGATGATGGCATGGCAAAGAATGCGACCAAAAATGTATCAATTCGCGTGCATGTGACCGCCACAAGCGACTTCACGCTCGAAGCATCGCAAATAGTAAATGACGAGGACTAGCATGGAAAACTTACAAGAGGAACTGGCAAGACTAAAAGAAGAAATTCGAGACTTGAAGACGGCACAGATGCTCCCGGGCTATTCGAGAATGTACAGGGGCACCCTCCAAATCCCTGCCGGAAATTACCAAGGCGTTTACGCATGGACGATTACATTCGAGCAGGATGACTTCGGGAATGCCCCAATCATCCACTTCGACCAGGGCAGGAACATGACGCTCCTCGGCTTTAACTTCATAAACAACACGCAACAAATCGAGTTCTTCGCGAACCCATACGGAACATCAATCGCCGAAACGCGCTACTTTTACAGCACACGCCCGATCGCAAGCGTGGGGCCGCTCACAAAGACGCACAACATTGACGACTACACGCCGCCGCCAACATGGCAACAGGTCCGCTCATTCAGCCTGAGCCGAATGGGAACAACGCCAGGCTATTGTTTGATGAACTGCCGCCGCGGATTCGGCATCAATTCCGGCACATATGCAAACGCAATCGCCGATAAGAATGCCCAGGCGGCCAACGGCACGTTGCACGGTGCAAGAAGCGCACCGCCATCAGAGCTTCAAGTGCCAGTCTATATCAACACCGGCGATCCGAATGGCCACGTTGTTGTTTGGGATCGTGGCACCGTCTATTCTGATGGCCAAAAAATCTCCAACGGGTTGAACTATTATGGGCTCGCCAACGTTTGGGGATGGGGCGAGTTCTGCGATGGCGTGAGAGTCGTCCAACGAAGCTAGTCGCTCCCACTCGGGAAGCATAATCGGGGGCAGATTAAACAGGAGCCAACATGGCGACAAATACATACCCCGAACCATACAGGTCATCAGCCCTTGATTCATTGGTTGATCCATCTGGATGTTACAGCCGGGAGTGCACTTCATACTGCGCGTGGAAAGTCAAAGAAGCGACAGGGAAATGGCCAAAACACACAGGAGACTTCACGGCCAAGAACTGGGTTGCTCGCCTCAAAGAGAACGGCTACAAGAAGACAGTCAACACGCCGGTCGGAAATGGCAAATGCGTCGGAGTCTGTGGCGCAAATCGGAGCGGTGCCGGCAAATATGGGCACGTTGTCTGGGCAGACAATTCGCTCTACATCAGCGAATACAACTATCCGTGGCCATTTTACAGGGCCAAATACCACGAGCGAAGCGTCAAGGCGAGCGATTTCACATGGGTTCAAATCGTGGCACCAAAGAAGAAGAAAAGCGTTGCAGAGGTGGCTCAAGAAGTCCTAGAAGGCAAATGGGGCAACGGTAACGTCCGCAAGCAAAGACTCACGCAAGCAGGATTCAATTACAACGAAGTCCAGGCGAAGGTCAACGCTCTAGTGGCTGCGCGAAACAAAAAGCCACAGCAGGGCGATCGCGTGAAGACATCGTCCACAAGAGACATCAACGGCGTTCAGCTCAACACTAAAATCATCAATGATGGGCAATCCGTCTGGAAGAAAACGCAGGGAACGAACGCGATTCTATACAAGGGCAACACAATCAGATGCGTGGTGCCAATATCAACGCTAAGGAGGGCATAACATGGAACTAATAGGGGCACTCGAACCGCTCACCGCCGCCATCCTGCTCGGAATGGTCGCAGGAGTGGTGGAGCTAATCAAACGCGCATTCGATAAAGATTGGCGAGCATGCGCGATCATACTCGGGGCAGGAATAACAGGCGCATTGTGCGCGCTCGCGTTGGGAGTCGGCGCATTGATGGGCGCAGTGATCGGACTTTCTGCATCCGGATTCATCACCATCGCACAGAACTTCGGGAAGGATTCCATCTAAATGAGCGAAGCCGTCATCATCGCCCTTATTGGTCCACTAGGCTCGATCGTGGCCGCAGTTATTGCGGCGCAATCAGCTATCGAAAAGAAAAGCCGCGAGGACGATGTCAAGGCGGCACAACGCGAACAACGCCAACAAGATCAGCTCGAAGAAATCAAACACAAGCTTGACATCCACAACGGATACGCTGAAAAGCTCGGAGATATCCAGCTCGACATCGCCGGGATCCACAAGGACATCGAATATCTCCGCAAGCGCACAAAAATCTGATATAATAAACAGATGGCCGCTCTGTCCATTTTGGCGACCATTGGCATCTATGAGTCACTTGTGGCTCTCCGATGCCTTTTTTGATGCTCCCATTCCGAAGCCATAATGAGTTCATAGTGTAAATGCTGGCACATTCCAAGGAAGGAGGTGATGCTATGCGCTTGGAAATTGTGCTCAGTCGCGACTTCGATCCGGCGACCTTTGATGGATTGAACTGCAAGGTTCGGGATAATGTCGTGACCGCGAACGGAACCGTTGAAGAACTCAACCAAATCATCGATGCAGCTGACAGAATACCCGGCGGGAAGACCGTCATCATGAGGAGGGGCGATAATGAGGAAAGCAAAAAAGCGGAATCGTAGGAAAAGGACGATGGCGGGTTCGAACCGCCATCACTAGCGCATCTTCTGTTTCAAGGACGGCATTGGGAGAGAGGTTACGCACGCAGATTGCGGAACCGCTTCGTCTATATGCTGGACATCAACATCCACAACGAGCTCCACAACGTAACGATTCACGACATCCCGAAGCCGACCGCACAAGGAATCGTTAGCATCTGGAGGCTCTATACGGAGCACGAAACTGAAATCATGGGCATGGACATCGTGCAGGCCGCCGAATGGCTTTCGGAAGCTTGCTATGATGAGCCATACCACACATGCATGAAGCATCAGGCCGAATTTCTGAAAGCAAGGCTCGGATAATCCCGGGCCTTTTGATTTTTTGGCGATTTTGAGCTATAATGAAGCCACTGATTCATCCATGGCTCCAACCAGTTTCATTTCTGGTGGAGCCTTTTTGGAGCCCCTAGACATCAAATTGTTTAGGAGCAGAAAATGGACACAAACGGTCAAAACTACCAAATGCGAAGATCCGAGGCCATGGATGGCAACGTGGAGAACAAGTTCGTGGTTCTCGCCCAGGAGGTAATCGGGAACAAAGATTTGACGCTAGCGGAGCGAATTATTTTGGCGCGCATCGCTGGCTTCAAGGTCTTTTATGAGTCAAACGAGGCCACCGGCGAGTTTTTGGGCATCAGCCCCGAGTATGTAAAGAAATCGAAGCAAAAGCTCGAAAAACTCGGCTACATTGTCGCGATCGATAACTCCGGCCATGGGAAAAAATATGCACCGGACTTCAACAAAATTTTGGGCTGCCGGGATAATTTATCCCCCCTGCCGGGACAATTTATCCCCCCAGAAGGGATAAATCATCCCCCAGAGAATAAATTAAAGAATAAAGAAAAGAACAAAGAAGGCGGCGATAACGCCGCAGATGGTGTGGAAAACTCAAAAAAGGAATATGGCAGGGCAGACGTAAATGAATTGGCAGAGCTATGGGAATCAGAAACAGGCATCTCGATTAAAGGACAACAGAACGAACGCCGGCAATTGTACAACCTGCTCCGCAAATACGGCCACGAGGCCACGAAAACGCTTGTAAAGCGCGTCGGTGCCACAAGACGAAGTCGTGACCGTTACGCCCCACAAATCGCCGTTCCAAGCGATTTGACGGGTAAATATAGCAAGCTCCCACGCATGCAAGATCGGAAGAGCG